GAATTTATGGGATGGCATTCGTGAAACGCCTGGACGTATTATGATTATATCGTCAAACCATTATAATGATTTGGATTCTGCTTTAAAACGCCCTGGGCGCATTGACATCACATTGGAACTTTCTTATGCAAGTAGGCAAGTAATTTCCGAAATGTATAAACACTTGTTTGAAACCAGTATTGACATTGATGCATTAGAACTAGTCAATGACAAGTTTTACTCGCCGGCTGAAATAATTAATATTTATATGAATGAGGAGCAGGATAAAGAACGGTTTATAACTAGACTGCAATTGAATCAGCACGTTTAGTCCACCTTTCAAAAGGTGGATTTAGAAGCCAAAGAATCCTTTGCGTTTTTTGGTCTTCTTACTCCTCTTCCGTTTGGATTTGGTCTTTTGGATACTAGATGATGTATCATCCTTATCATCTTTATTTTCTTGTTTATCTTTATCGTCCTTTTTATCGTCATCTTTATCCTTCTTTGTATCGGTCGGTCTGTAACGCAAGAACCAAGCATCATATTCAGGTGTCTTCTTTTTATCTTTTAACTCTTTGAATTTCTCCGCCTTTTCAGCACGCATCTCTTCAATTGTCTCCTGATGTCCCATACAACTGATGGAGAAACGCCGTAATACACCCTTTTGTGCCAAACGGTTCTTCGACTGCACTTCAAACAAATACTTGGACATACATAAAATACGGTTCTTATCATAATACGGTCTGTCTGCATATAAAAACGCCAAATAGAAACTCAACATCGTGTCAATTGTCGCCACTTTGACGTCATATCCATCCTCTTTGACAATATTATAACTATGGCACGCTAGTGGTTCATAAATAAACACAACCGTGTCCTTTCCAACTTGAATCTCGTAATGCGGTGCAATAATTTCACCAACAGATGGTCGCTTAATAATCTTCACATTTTTAATACCAATATCATTTAATCGTTCCTTCACAATTTGAGCTGTAACTAGCGGCTCCTCAGATAAGACGTCAAAATCCGGAATCTTCTGTAACTTTCGCTGCAAATGCCTAGGCATATATTTGGCATAAATGGAAATAGCATAACCTCCAAAAAATACGACACCCTGGTCTACTAATGTTTTCTGTACATTTTCATAAATTTCATCCCCTTTCTTCTCGTCTGCCATTTTGCGCTGGAAATCAATGTGAGCACACTGACTAGCAGATAGCGGATAATTCTTATTCAAGAGCGTCAGACGTTTCATAACTTTTTCCCATCGTGACACATCACCGGCAGGACGTGATAGTTCTAAATACATTCCCATACGGAGCAAATTTGGAGGCGCATATAAAATGCCGGATATTTTGATAGTTTCCTTCTTAATAGCGTTGAATAGTTCCTTAGGCAACATAGTAATATCGGCAACAGGAATGAAATTTACAAACACCTTAAATGTGCCGAAATGCTGACCTGATTTAGCCTCGACTTCAACGAAGCCTTCATCCACATACATATCAGTGAGTTCTTTGGCATCACTGAGTGCGTTTGAACTGTAAAAATCGTAATCAGGGATTTCAATATCCTTGTTATAGAATTGGTCTTGTTTTGGCAAGATATTGTTAATTGCAGTGCCACCATAGCAAATAAGTTTCTTCTTACGTATAAAGTTTTCTACAATGGTAATAATGCGTTTAATATCAGGTGAATTGGCTTCCTTTCGCCCCTGTCGTTCCTCAGCTTTATCCACTGCGGAACGAAGAATTGCCAATTCGCACTCTTCGAAAGTCATTTTTGAATCACATATATTTTTTTTCATAATAATATTATAATATATACAGTTAAAATATTATTTTTCATAATTAAAAGAAAATGAAAAAATCAATTACACATCCAATTTATAAAATGGACTTGTTATTGTTCTAGTGGCATACGAAAGCGCAGGATTTTGTTCCTTTGGCTCATCCACCATAATTTTAAGTGCTCTCATATTTGCAGGTTTTAATACGAAGGCACTTTTATTATCATTAAAGAACATATCATTTTCTTCTACATTTGCATCCACATTCTGATACCTCATTGCAAGCATCTGGATGCCTAATGAACGCATTACTGCTGAACTAGGATTGGAAGGGTTTGAACCTTTATTTGGGATGCCAATGGTCATTGCTTGTCTGTTTTGATTAATTAAATCATCTGGTGTTTGGGTATATTCAATTTCATTGTAGCGTAATAATTGCATATATGTTGAATTACTTGTCATATTAACAAACTCGTAGAAGTCACCGCATTCGTCTGTCTCTGAACAATCCTTACACAAGCAAGTATCATTGCTTTTATCTACAATAATAACGATTTTACCCATCATTGCAGACAGTTTAACTGCACCAAAGTTCTGCGGGATTCCATTTGCATCTTTATACTCATATGTATAATTTGTCATTAACAACTCAGTAATACTGCCTAACATCTCTGATAAATTTTTATACATTGCCTTATTCTCACTCTTTATTCTCAAATGAAAAATAATCGGGTCCTTTGGATTTGGAACAGTTTCTGAAAATGCATTATTTATAACCGTATCTATTACATCACTAAACTTAATATAGTTAAATGTCTCCTTGACGCAATAGTTTTCTACAGTTGAGGTGGCTACAACGGGTTGATCATCAACTGAATAAATCTCAAAATCTAGCCCTCGAACACCTTGTTTTAATAAATCCTGTAAAGAGCACAATGTGACATAATCATTCTTATAATTACCCCCACTGCAGCAGTTGTATGCAGTTTTAATGTAATAGTCATATAGAGAATAACCCGCTGATGCATCTACGTTGCTTATTGAGGTATTTCTCTCACCATATACTTCGTCCATAAAATTGCAATTACGTATAGATTTACTATTTATTAACTTGGCATATATGGCAATACCAACTACAATGCCTATAACGCATCCAACAGCAACACCTGCAGCCCCCATAAGAGCGTGACCTACTACACTAAGCATAACTACTATTATTATTATTAGTGCAATACCACCGACAGTGCCTGAACCATTAAAATAGAAATAATAGAGAAATGCCATTATAATAGTTAAGAATGTTAGGAATGTTAGTAATGTAATGGCTGTATTTTCTTGCATTTCTAATAAATCATTAACGCCTTTTTTAATAGCGTCACCAGCTTTATTTGCTCCTTCTGAAAAATTTGGTGGTGTTGACATTATCTTTATAATATATTAATTGTATAAAATAATAATAAAATTCATTGTTAAAAATAATATTAATGCCATTTATAATTAGTTAAAAAAATAATATGTTAGTATTATAATTACAATTAAATGCCAGGAGGACTTATGAATCTTGTATCTGTTGGACAGCAAAATATAGTTTTAAATGGCAATCCTTCTAAAACTTTTTTTAAAAGCACTTATTCACACTATACTAATTTTGGTCTTCAAAAGTTTCGTGTAGACTTTGAAGGTTCTAAAACACTGCGACTATCCGAGGAATCCACTTTCACTTTTAAAATACCAAGATACGCTGATTTATTAATGGATTGCTATTTGTCGGTTGCTTTGCCCAGTATTTGGAGTCCAATTATACCACCACAACAAGACGCTCCTAACCCAGAATGGGTTCCCTATGAATTCAAATGGATTGAGAATTTAGGAGCGAAAATGATTTCAAAAATCAGCATTACGTGCGGTAATTATACACTCCAGGAATATTCGGGTGATTATTTATTAGCGGCAGTCCAGCGTGATTTTTCTACCGATAAAAAGGACTTATTTGATATTATGTCAGGTAATACAAAGGAACTAAATGACCCAGCAAATGTAGGTGGACGTGTCAATTCTTATCCAAATGCATTTTATACAGACGCCCTAGCCGGACCAGAGCCATCTATTCGAGGGCGCATCTTGTACATTCCGCTAAATAATTGGTTTGGTCTTAAATCGCAGATGGCTTTTCCATTGACTTCGTTACAATACAATGAGCTACACATTGTTGTTACATTAAGACCCATTAATCAGCTGTTTCAAATTCGTGATGTTTTTGATTATACCTTTAATTATCCTTATATTGCTCCAAATTTTAATGCATGGTATATGCAGTTTTACCGTTTCTTACAGCCGCCACCAGATGTTGATGTTGGAATTACATCATATACAGATACAAGAACTTTGTGGAATGCAGACGTGCATTTGAATTGCACTTATTGCTTTTTATCCAACGATGAAGAACGTCTATTTGCTATGGAAGACCAGACATATTTAATAAAACAAGTTCACGAGCAGATATTTTATAATGTGACTGGACCTAACAAGGTGGCACTAGATTCGCTTGGTATGGTCTCAAATTGGTTGTTTTATTTTCAACGCAGTGATGCAAATTTGCGCAATGAATGGTCTAATTACAGCAATTGGCCTTATAATTATATGCCACTGGATGTAGTACAGGCATCTCCAGAAGGCAGCTATTTGGTTTACAGAACGGATGGAAGTGGAGCGCAAACACCTACATATATAGGACCAGGTGTGAATGTAAATGGCAACTTAACTGGTCTACTAGTAACATCCACTTATTCGCCTGAAAATGAAAAGCAAATATTGGTTGCATTGGGTATTTTGTTAGATGGGTCGTATCGTGAAAATATTCAACCAGCGGGTGTATTTAACTACATTGAGAAATATACTAGGACGAGTGGTAATGCCCCGTCTGGGCTATATTGCTACAATTTTAGTATCCATTCTAATAATTCAAATTTGCAGCCATCGGGTGCAATAAATATGAATCGGTTTACTCAAATCGAAATGGAATTCACTACCATTATACCTCCACTGGATCCCTTAGCGCAGAGTTTAACCATTTGTGACCCACAAACAGGCAATATTATCGGCGTCAATAAACCGACTTGGCGTATTTATGATTACAATTTTAATATGGTGCTGTTTGAAGAGCGTATTAACTTGGTTCACTTTGTTGGCGGCAATGTGGGTCTGATGTATGCGACATAGAAAAACCATCCGATTGAATTTCATATTTCCGTCTTTAAGTTAAAAATAATATATTATATTTCCGTCTTTAAGTTAAAAATAATATATTATATTTCGGCTGTTAGCGTAGCAGAACCTTTTAAAAGGTGGATTAAAGAGTAATGTCAGAGTTCGATGGTGTCGGACCTATGTCATAGAAATCTCCAGTGATTGTCGTTGCCACAGGATAAAATGGTGCAGTTCTATATTCTTCTGGCTCTGCTGAATATTGATATGCTAACTTATCATCAAGCATTCGTGCCTGCTTATCATATGTTTCTTGCCATACAGGTATACCTTGATACAGTCTAGGTAATGCTTCATCAGTATTAATAACAGTTGCTTTTGTTCCAATATCTGTTGTCAATACTGAATATTGTGGCGTCTGATTAAATGTTAGTATACCGGCATCATTATCTGGTTCAGCACCAAATTCAACACCTTCTACTTCTTTTTTAGTAGGCGGCTTTAGCAATGATTGACATCCAAATTTCCAACAATCTACATCAGTAGAACATTGGACCTCTGGATTTTTTGAACATTTATTTGTTGGGCCACAGAAATTACTGCAACTAAAATTGGTATTAATTGGTAAATCAACTGTGTGTGTAGTCAATGGTGTATTTGGATTGTCATATGCAATTGATTCATAAGTATTTGGCTCAAAACCTTCTTTCTGAGTAGTGTTAGTTCCTTTCAATATAAAATAATTATTGGTTAGATATCGAAACCAATTGATAATTAACCAGGCAAATAAAACACATAATCCAGCTAACAAAATATTCGTTTTATTTGTAATCAAAAATTTTGTTATTGATAAATTCATTATACAATAACAAAATAAATTATATTTAAGGAACGGGATAATAAATTTAATATATATTTATTATAAATAATGTCAACAGATGAAATAGATGATTTAAAAGATACATCAACTCAATCAGATCCAACAAAAGACCCTCAGTATTCAAAATTCTTTGCTAACTTTGCAGTATCAACCGCTGGTATATTAGTATTTGTTGCTCTTGGTGCTATTGGTCTTTATTTTACTAAAATTGCGGCGGCAAAAATAATACCTACTAACATTGAATTTAAACCATATACTTGCACACCGAATCCTGACCCCGAAAAAAAACCAGAAGTTATAATGATGAATTTAGTGCGAGAATTTCCTTTTAAAGGCTTAGGTATTTGGATGCCAGCAATCAGTAAATTCTGTCAACAAGCAAAATTTGACGAAAAATCTTTTGACAAAAGTTTCAAGGGTTCACGTATGAGAAGCTTATGGGAGGCACAAGATGAAGAGACTAATAAAGCCAAAGGAATCGAAGTAAGTAATTTTGCTAGATGGAAATCTGAATCAATGAATAAAATGATATCCGCTGGATTTTCATTTATTCAAACTGTTTTTGGCGCATTTTCTGGATGGAATGAAACACTATTTATGCTTTTATTTGGAATGTTAGGGTCAATATTTTTCCCAATTTTTATGATAGTGAATGTCTTCACTAGTATATGGGCTCATATTTCTGCTTTGGCTAAAAAGGGTGTTGATGGAAGTTTACACACAGGAGTTAGTTGGTTAAAGAGGAAGACACGAAAGGAAAATGGCGAAACTGATTTTGAAGAACCACCAGCTAGTATCTTTAAAGTTTTGGGTTTAGCATCTAAAAAGGAACCGGATGATATTACTTGGGTAGAGAACATTTTGTTTGTTTTAAAATTTATCCTTTTCTATATGTTAATTTCAATTTACTTTATGGTATCTTCATTATTGGTATCACCAATATATACTACATTTTATACAATATTCAAAACAGTGGGTATAAAATACAAGTTAAAACTTGAAGATGATTTTTCTAGTGATGATTCTGGAAGTGGAGATTCAACCTTAAAAGGGATGGGAAATTTTATTCGTGATTCATTTGCTTACAAACGAACTTATTTAGTAGCGTTGTCAATTGTTAACTTGTTAATGCAGGCCAATATTTTTCTTGGAACCTATTATTTTGCCGCTATATTTATTTCGATTATATTAGCCATTGTATTTTGTGACATATTCGTGTCTAAAAAGTCTCCAGGTGATAATACGCAGATACCAATGGACCCGGATACAGATTCAAAATCGAATGATGATGATGAATTAGATGCAGAAGATGAAGGTGATGAATGTGACAATAATAAGGATGCTATTCAAAAAATTCAAGCCAAAATTTCTGACTTGGTATATAATAACAAAGACAGTCTTCACAATACTCAAAGTCAATCACAAGATTTATTAAAACAAGCATACTTGTGCTGTAATGATAAAGTCAAGATTGATGCAGTCACTGGTATTTACACCAAAGAACAATTGACAGAATTACAAAAAATGGATGGTTTCCAAAAGTTAAATGAAGATGTTAATAATCTTGCAAAACAGTATTTCAATGGTGCTGATTTTGGAAAGAAGAGTCTGTTATTAGATACCAGTGATCCAGAAGAAATTCAAGTGCAAAAATTAAACGCACAATTAAAATATTTACAAAAATATGTAGTTGCATTACAAACAGCAAATAAACAATGTAAAGACAGTTTATTAATTTTTTCTAGAGCTGAACCAATTGAGGATATAAAGAAAGGGGCTACTTTAACTGCTGCAAAAATTGACACATTTCCCGGTAACCCATTTTTCCTATTAATGAAAGATTTACAAAAAGCTGAAACGGCAATTTATCAAGTAAGACCTACAATTATTGATATTATAACTAAGAGCATTGAGGAAAATAAAACTAATAAGGATACTTCTGCTCCTAAACCTGACCTAACTTTAGGTGTACCTAAGGATAATTCTCTCTTATCTAAGATTGGAATTAACACAACC